TAGTCCAGGTATTGTATTGCCGCCTCCATCTTGATACCTAACTGCGTCTCCTGTGGTAAATTTGTGGGCATCAGCAAACACAATACTATCACTGCCTGCAACCACAACACTACCGCTTGCAGCATTGAACTCCTTTTCGTATGAATCAGTCCAGTTGCTTCCTAAGGTTACAGTATAAGTGTTGGTTCCAGTAGCAGCATCATAAGTAGCTGCACTAACATCTGATACTTCTACAATCCTATCCTTGTATGCGGTAAAGGTAGTATGCTCCTTAAAGTGTCCATAGTCGTTGCCCGTATTGTGGTATACTCCCCCCGAAAAATAAGCCTGTTGCCAGTAGCCATAGTTCCCGTCAACCCTATGAAGTCTACCTGTTAGAATGTAACCATTAGGGTCTATTAGACGTATGGGCGTATAGGTGGACATAGTGTTCCCTGACACATCCCCCGAGGCTATCCAACCAGCTGCGCCTAACAAGCGGGTAGTAGAATTACCCCTTCCCCAAGTCACCACTTTAGTAACACTATCCCCGATGTAATCCCTGATGCACAGATACCTGATCGTACTCGTGCTAGACTCTAGCTCCAACTTCTGATCACCATAGAGAACCACAGTAGCAGTAGTAGACGCATTAGTTAAAGTTATATTAGAAGGGCCATGACTATAGAACATATTTCCAAATTTTGGATCTGTTTGCTTATCGTCATCTAAGAATACACCGCCCATCCCACCTACTAAACCGTGAATAGGTCCTTCTGATATAAGGTCTGTTATAGAAATAGTTTGTCGAGACTCGCCTAATCTTCCAGTCGCGGCTAATTTTTCTGCGAGTATGGCTTCGGGAGATGGGCCGCTCCCACCTCCTCCGCTTCTTCCTCCTCCACGCATTGACCCTCCTCCTGGCATTAAGAAACCCTCCTTTTGTATTCTGTGTTTTCTATCATTATATAAATCTCCTAAGCTATGAGGTCTTTATGATCAATCTGCTGCACTGACATCGCACCATCAGCTTCTAGTACAGATTGAGGGTTTATGTATACGCCGTTTATAACATCTATAGATATGGGTCGACCCGGTACCCTTAGTTCTCCGTACAATATAGGTACGGGGTCTCCTTTACCAATGTTTTGAGCGCCACCGTTAAAGAGATAATTCTCGGGAGAATCTGCATCAGTTGCGGGGTCTGGTGCCATAAGTTGTTGAACACCCATCAAAGCTAAATTAGCTGCCAGTAGTGTAGTACCGGATGTGATAGTTGCTGCCGACATACCCATAAAAGTACCCGCTTGGGCAGTTCCGCCCAGCCCCATTACTGTACCCGCCACTGTGTTCCCCGTTGCCAAACTTGCGGCATAAGGACCGATAACAAAGAATAATAAGGCTGCACCAATTATTTTTGCTGCACCACTTTTTGAACCTGCAGGAACTATAGAGATTGTTATATCCCCTTCTTTTAAAGGCATAAGTAAGTCGTCTTCAAGTAGATCCTGTTCTTGGTGGTTAATATTAAATCCAATATCATTCTCAGCACACTCTACTAAGTAGTTTTTAAACTCAGATCTATTGGCGTTAATACACTTCAAAATGTCTTGACAAGAATCGGCATAGACACTAAACTTGTGCCCGAATCGTTCTCCTAGCTCTCCTTGTAAGTATACATTATGCTGCATATCTATAAACTCCGCTTATATGTCTTTTCCAAAAAGGATATATGCTTTCTCTACAGGAAAGCCGGTTCTCTGCATGATGATAGAATATATCATCCCCTAAATAAACTCCACAGTGGTTTCCAATATTTGCTCTTATTGTAAAAATTAGTAAGTCACCTTTTTGAAGTATTCCGTCAACTTTTTTAAAACCCCAAGTTTTAATATAATCTTCTGTAAAGTAGTCTAAACCCTTTTCCCACCAATCGTCCTCGAATAAAGGTCTACGGGGGATCTCCAAACCTTTTGAAATATAATAGTCTCTTGCCGCCTCAAAGCAGTCGTTTACACCAAATTCGTAATCTCTGCCATACAAAGGTTTTGACTGTTTATCTGGGTTTAATGTAAACAACTCCATCTCGGGGTAGCTAAAAATATAATATTTTAACCCAGTGGCATTACAGTATTTTCTATCTAATTCGCTAGGCTCTGGACTTTCATCTGGATGGCTGTGTACAACTGCTACAATATCCCCTCTTTGCCCTACTCTTATATATTCCTCTGAGTCGATTACGAAATCATCCTCATCAGTAGCTACATTTTTACAAGGAAACCACTGCATCTCACCTTTAATTGCTGCAAGAACACCACAACCTTCTTTAGGGTACCACTCTTCAAAATGTTTCTCTATTTCGTCAATAAACTGTATCATTAGAACTTATCCGTTCCTGGGAATGAACCGAAAGGAAGGGCTTGTTCTGTATTCTTATAAGAAGTAGGTGCAGATCCTGCCGAAGTGTTAGATACCATTGTTGCCTGATACCGACATTTACAAGACTTTAATGTTTTTCCGCAAAGTTCTTCTCGTCTCCAATAAGCAGAAGGTATTTCTGGGACTTCTCCATTACTAGAGTGATGCGCGATGGTGCAGTACCATATTGTGGTTACTGTTTTTCCATTTATGGTTGCATTTGCTTTGACTAAAGCTCCTACGGCATATGCGGCACTTACACTATGTGTGGTAAAAGGTAGTACTTGTACCCAGTAATCTGCACCAGCTGCAGTTCCCGGCTGCTTATTGGAATGGGTGAACTGAGACTGCCAATACTTACTATCTTCAGTAACATAACTAGATGTAGTATAGCTCCCTCCCGAACTCCAAGCGCCAGCATTCGAACTCAGCCAAGATGCTAGTACTAAAGGCTTATCATTCATATCAAGGAAAACATTGTGAGCTACGACAGTAGTGCTGTCAGCTCCAGAAGTATCACCAGTAGAAAGGCCGGAGTCTAGATGCCAAGTACAACCTCCTTTTGCATATACCTCATAGCCTTGATACATCCAACTACAGTATTTCCCTACAGTGACTCTTCTTGGAAGCGTAATACCCTCTAAATCATAAACTACTGAGACCTCAAAAGTTACTGATATATTAGTTTCTTGTGTTACTCTATCAATTAGATAAGTAACTTTACTATACTGAGAAGGGGGATTTGTACTACTGCCACTGCCATTATCTAAGTATTTTTGTAATGTCTGTCTGCGAGTGATTCTTTGACCTATTAGATCTGTATTCTTGTAGCTGCCAAGCACTCCACCACTACCAGAAAACGCATTTGCTATATTTGCAACAGTGAAATTAGGACGATTTATAGCACCATCCGATGAAATCTCCATACCGTCCAGTAGCATAGGAAAAGCTACATACTCCTTCACTACTGCCGGATCTGATCCGCCCCTGAAATGAACAGTACTTAAGTCTGCTTCAACCCCTGGATGAAAGTATAGAACACTACCTGAGGGGAGTGTTAACTCAAATAAATCAATTAGAGGGCTATCAATCTCTTGCTTCTGTGAATCTGTTGCTATTAAATTTGTCATGCTTCAAAAACTCTTCTCAAATTAACGGATAAGGAATAGAAATCATCGTGCTCATAGTTAGTGGAGTAATCGACACATACTACTTTTATCGCTTTTTCGCCTGTCGTAGTGGTATTATTAGTGTCTGGTATTGTAAAGACTAAAGCTGTAACTCCTTTATTAGCGTCGAGTTGAACAATCATGTCATCAATAAGGAGCTTAGGGCGGTTTCTAAAACTCAGAGTATAAGTTTCTTTTACCGTGTTTATTCCATCTGCCACCCTTTGCTCGTACCCGTCTCCGAAATTAGCTAGTAGGACTTTTGGGGCAGATTTTCGTGACATAGTTTTGTCTGGAACTACGGTACCGGCGGCACCGCTTAAAGCAAGTCCTAAAGCCATTATGCTACTCCATAGGGGCTAAGTATTCCGCCCGATCTTTTTTGATTTTGTAATTCTTGCTGAACTGCCGCAGCTACCGCCTTTCCTAAATTTTCCATGTTTGGTCCTGAACTTTCTTGAGTTTGTGTAGAGCCGTCTGATGCAATATTTACAACTATACTATTTTGTTGACTACCTCCACCCTTCATTTCTACGGGAATAGATTTTCCATTAGGTAGTGGAACTACTGCCTCTGTCCCATGCATCATTACGGGATACCCCGATGTTGAACCACTTGCAATCCCTCCTGTGGCATAGCCAGAAACTGCCTTGCCCTCTGAGAATACACCCCCAGTTCTAGCACCTAGACCTAGCCAATTGCCAAAAGTTGTATTTTGGAACATGGACATTATCAGTTTTTGAGCCATTAACTTCGCAATAACTTGTGTTATACTTCCAACCACAGA